TCATCACCTCTCATAATTCTATCGTATATAGTCAGGATATCCTGATTTTTTGTGTGTTAGGATACAAAAATTTATACCTACGAGTTTATACCTACAAAAAAAGAGGGAGACCTTAGTCCCCCTCTGAGTCGAAGATTTTGTCAAACCACTCATTCAAATGAATGAGATAACATGACCAGTAGTTGCAACCTCTGTACGTTAATTGATAACATGCGGGTGGTCTATTGTCCTTATCCATATCATCGTAATGATATCGATAATTCTGCATTACTTCACCTTGACTTGGCAGGCGCCTGCCATACAAAGTTCAGCCTTGTGACGACGATCTTCTTTTTGCTTCTTCTCTTTAATGAGTTGAAGAAAATTCAGTTTCTGCATCACTTAGCCTCCTTGACATACTTGATGCCACGGTAGACCTCGTTGTACTGTTGAGGTTGTTGTTGCGCTTGGTTCTGCTTACGAACTTCGGTATCGTAAGCTTGACCACGATAAACGACTTTAGACATGGTTTTACTCCAAAGAAATGAGATGGTTAAATCCCGTTCCTTCGGGCGGCGTTTGCGTTCGCTATTTGCGAATAGCGAATGAACGATCCGTTCCGCGTCGTCCTACTTGCGTCCTACTGTTCTACCTCTGGGAAACAGGCGGGATCAGTCCCGTCAGCATACCTGGCAATAAACTCTATCTTTTTCCATACGGAAAGAGATTCAGTTCTCATTGTCCTTTCAGATAACCATTCAAACTGCTCACAAGTGAGAAGCGTTCGTGGTTCTGGTTGGGATAATGCCAGAAAGAGAGGTAAAAACATAGGATGAACGTAAGGGCAGTATACCCCTTGAGCCTTATATAGTCAAGTTACTCTGTAACATTTGTTACAGTTCTGGATTTTCTTTAAATTCCTCAATCAATTCATCAACAATGGTCTTTTGACCACTCAGTTTTTGAATTTGAAATAAGTTTGACTTAGTGTACTTCTTAAGTTTTTTATATTGTTTGACAACCTTCTTCATCTGTTCCATGTTGACGGTGTAGTTGTCAAGATTTTGACGAGGATCACTTACTTCAACCTCATCAACCATGTCACGGCCGCCGACGAAACCACTGTTCTCAGCGACCTTGAACTCTGGTTTGTAACCACCGCCACCTAAACCAAGTTCTTTGTTTTCTTCAGTCATTTCTTTTTCTTCTCAGGTTCATTCCTAATAGCCCAAAGTTTTGGGTTGCACGTCCCGTCAGTCCATCTCCACTTTTGGATTACATTGTGTCCAAAGACTTCATGGTATGCATCAAAGATTGGAACCTGTAGTCCCAACACAATGTCATACCATTGATCATCACCATCCTTACAAGTTACCAAGTAACTTGAACTTGGAAGACTTTTATCGTCTGCTGCAATGGGCTCACAATTCGAATAGATGACGGTGACGCCCATTTTTTTCATTTTTTGAACGTCACCAGTAGTCAACATTACGATCTCCAGCCCCAGGCAATATCAGGAAAGGCTTCCGCAACAACATCCCGTGTGAGTTTGTACTTTGAAGTAAGGTTCTTGTCTTTGGTAAGACAGATAACCTCAGCTTCCTCAGCATGAAGACGTTCCAGAAGTTGAATGAACATACTCTCACGACGCAAAGGTGCAAGAGTATCGTTACCACCTTTGACAAAGTGATACAGGTTCTTGTACTCGGCAGTCAGTCGATTGTGATCAGTTCCTTTTGGAGCCTCATTAGGGTTGTAGGGAACATCACCTTCAGGAAGCATACTCCTTGCACTCTCGTCAAAGTTCCAAATTAGAACAGCGCGGAGTGCAGGAGAATCAAACTCTTGTAGAATCTCAATCTTTTTGGCGTTTGATCGCGCTTTTGATGCGGCTTCAAGGATTTCACTTACCAAAGCATCCTTTGGTAATTTTGTTTTCGTAGCAGGCATGATTAATCTTCGTCGTCGTAATAAGTGTCTTCGTCGATTACAAATCGAAGTGCGGTTAGTTCGGTACTAAGTAAGTTTCCATCTGTGTCATACATTTCTGGATGGGTTGTGACTTGTGCGGTCTTTAGCTCCATGTACTCGTTGTACTTTTCACTTGCAAACCATCCAACAACAAACCCAACCAAGATGCCACCAAGACAAAAAAGGGTGGCGAATACCAGGGTTACTCCTATTAACATTTTTTCTACCTTAGAGAGACTACAAAAAAACTTACTTACACCCTCCAACTCTCTGGTTTATTTAGATACCTTCTTGCGTCTTCCAGGTTTCTTGTCATGACTGTACTGCCAGGCATCTTGAAGTATACCATACAGATAGTCTTTGATCTTCCTGGCCTGTGGCTTTGGAATGTGTCCATAAGCCTCACGAAGAAGTTTGTGATTGTAGTCTTGTCCACCCTCAAGGTATTCTTCAAGTTCATTGACAAGATCACTGAGTTCTGTTGCAGTAGAACTGGTAATGAACTCTTCTACTTCGGCTCTTTTTGTTCCACGAACTTTTAGATAGTCATAAAATTTTAGAACGAACTGACCTTCAAATGCATAGTCAATTGCCCTATCAACATCGTAGTAGAGTTCACTTGACATTACACAATCCCCTGTTCTCGTAGATATTTTACAGTGTCTGTACATCCACCAAGTTTCTCACCATCCATAACGACTTGGGGAAAAGTAGAACCCTCACCAAATTCATCATAAAATTGATCTTTATCAAACTCTTCTCCAAGTTTGTATTCAGTAAACATCAAGTCCTTACCAACAAGAACTTGTTTGACCATCTCACAATAGGGACAGCCGTCTTTAGAATAAACAGTGAATGTCATTGCTTTTATGTATTAGTTTTTTTTACTCAAAGATAGGTTTGACAGGAGGAGAAAACTCCTCACGATGGGCTTTCATCACATGTTTGGGAACACCATAGTATCCCATGTGCATCCATACACAATCAATGTAACGAAGATCTTCACGATCTGCATCAAATGTAGTCATGTCGCAGTAGTAAACAATATCCTGAGGAACCTCAATCTTTTTCCAAGTCAAAGGTTCTTCAATAAAAAATGGTACGGTCATTTAAATGCATTGTGTAATACTTTAGGCAAATCCATGTGACCATGAAAGTAACCAGCCACAATGGTGGCGATCACGCACAATCCTAACACACCTAGGGTGATTGTTAAAGGAACTCTAGTATCTTTAACGGTCATCACAATTACGATAAAAGGTTCCGTTGACATAACAGGACTTACCAGGCTCATAATACTTGACGACTGGTGTTGGTTCACGAAGGACACAGAGATCACCTTGACCTACAGTCATTCCTTCAAGACAAGCTGAGGCAATAAGAGGTGCAAGAATTTTCAGTGTATACATTACAATTTATCGGGGCACTTCGTTACAACGAAAGAGATAGCCTGGGCTTCAAGGCCGAAAGAACCAGAGATCACGTTGCGTACATTCTCTCCACCATACTGATCGTTGGCTTTGGAGTATGCAAGAAGAACGGATTCCAGAACTGGTTTACCCTGGTTTCGCAGTTCACAGAAGTCTCCTGCGACTGTACCCAACAGGGTTGCAAGTGTGAGCTCTACCATGTTACATCGTGCAGGTTTGCGTGTCTAACTTCCTTGATCATACCATCCCAGAAGTACACATGACAAGAGGGCCACTTTGCATAGTGGGCGTCCCACTTGGCTGGGTAGAGTTCGACCACCTTGAACGCAAAGACAGGACGCACCTTTCCGTGGTTACCATTTGGAGTGTATTTGATGCGCGGAATAATGGTAGTGTCATCCTCAGTAAGAACAAAATCTTGTGTTCCAGAATAATCAATTTCAAATAGTTGACCTTCGGGTGAGATCCAATACTCACACATACAACAGTCCAGATCTTTTGTCTGGAGTTCCTTGTTTAACCAACCAGGCCCAAGATCATATGAAGATCTTACCGTATCATACATTCCCATGACTTACTCCTTGATATATCCTTCTTCTCTCAACCACTTCTCTGTGAGTGGAGTTGGTTTGTAATCTGTCCACATCGTACCAGCAGCACATGACTTCAGTGCCTTCACGGTCATCCCTTCAGTCATACCAGCCCACTTCGCCTCTGCCTCCCAGGGGACCGCTGAGGCAGGATACGTCTTCTCTACGATGTCTCTCCAGACCTGTGGCACGTCTTCCTCAGGCACGATGATCGCAATCATATTGTTCTTGATAGAACCCGCCATGCAGTCTTGTGCGGCGTGCCAGCCCTCATGACGCATCACGGTCATCAGGACATTATATCTCTTCACAAATGTTTCATTGAGGAAGAAGTTATTACTGACTGTGTGATAGACACCACGATGACCAGGGGGAAAATACTTTTCTGGTGCAAGAAAGACTTTAGATCCTACTGCATTTGAAAGTTTAACCAGTTCATCAAACTCCACCGACATTGGTGGTGTCATTGGAAACTTCTTAAAGTGTTTTGCAATGTCTTTGTGGTTCTTAACTTCAACCACACCATCCGTACACTCTCTTACAAGCATACATCCCATGGCATCCATGGTGTAGTATCCCTTAGTTGGTTCTGCAAACGCAGGAGTTGCAAGTGCGGTTGCAGCTACCAAACCAGTAATAAACTTCTTCATTGTGTGAGTTCACCTGATCTAATTATACGCAAAAAAAGAGGGGTGTCAACTGGATGTTGCCAGTTACCCCTCTTATGCGCCGACGATATTCAGTTTTATTTAGAGAGCATTACCCCTAGGCAATACTTCCTCTGGGAATACAAAGTTCTCATGTGGTTGGTCTACTGGAGCCATCCAGGCACGGAGTCCTTCATTGAGGAGGATGTTTTTCGTATAGAACGTTTCAAATTCTGGATCCTCCGCAGCTCTGACCTCTTGTGATACAAAATCGTAAGCTCTAAGGTTAAGTGCAAGACCAATAATACCGATGCTAGAGGTCCAAAGACCCATAACAGGAACAAACAGCATAAAGAAATGTAGCCAACGCTTATTGCTGAATGCAATACCGAAAATCTGCGACCAAAAACGGTTTGCGGTGACCATCGAATAGGTCTCTTCTTCCTGAGTTGGTTCAAACGCTTTGAAAGTATTAGCTTTTTCACCGTCTTGGAACAAAGTATTCTCTACTGTAACACCATGGATCGCAGAAAGCAATGCACCACCAAGGATACCTGCAACACCCATCATATGAAATGGATTAAGCGTCCAGTTGTGGAAGCCTTGTAGGAACAGAAGAAATCTAAAGATCGCTGCAACTCCAAACGACGGCGCAAAGAACCAACTGGACTGTCCAAGAGGATAGATGAGGAATACACTAACAAATACGGCAATAGGACCTGAAAAAGCAATCGCATTGTACGGTCTAATCCCTACTAGTCGTGCAATCTCAAACTGTCGCAACATAAATCCTATGAGAGCAAAGGCTCCGTGGAGCGCCACAAAAGTCCAGAGTCCCCCAAGTTGGAGCCACCTGACGAAATCTCCCTGAGACTCAGGACCCCAAAGTAGAAGAAGAGAATGACCCATAACGTCAGCAGGAGTTGACACTGCTGCCGTGAGAAAATTAGCACCCTCAAGGTAAGAAGACGCCAACCCGTGGGTATACCAGCTTGTAACAAACGTCGTGCCAGT